AGATGTGCTAGCTTATAACACTCACTACAATGGACTTATCGCTAACTTCGCTTTGAACGAGTCATTCCTTGGGACTGCGCAGCTGAGAAGCTCTCTCGTGTCGTTAGCCGAAGGTATTGGTTATATTCCTAAATCAAGAACAGCATCTAGAGCTACAGTTAACTTTTCAGTAGATCTTACATCTCTTGCAGAAAGACCTTCTACTGTGTCTCTAGCACCTGGGGTTATGTTTGAAAGCTCTATAGATGATATTACATACTCTTTTCAAACAAGAGAAACAGTAACAGCTACAGACGATGGTTCTGGTATATACCAATTTAAAACAACTGAGGGTTCACCTAACATAGATATATTTGAAGGTGTACAGAAGACAAAAGCCTTTATCGCTGATGCTGTATCTCAAGATGCTTTGTATATTATTCCAGATAAAAATATAGATATTGATACAGCTATAGTTAGAGTGTATGAAAGCCCCACTTCTGTAGCATTTACCACGTATCAAAATATTAAGAAAGCTACTCTTATTAATGCTCAAACTGCTTTATACATTTTAAAAGAATCTCCTAATGAGTTCTTTGAGTTATCCTTTGGTGATGGAATAATATTTGGTATTACTCCAAAAGCTGGTTATAAAATAGAAATGGATTATCTATCTGTATCAGGTCCTATAGCTAATGATGGAGCTGTATTTAATGCTATGACTCAAGTCAATGTAGGTGGTACAGCTTTTAGTATTGCATCACAGACTGTTACTAATTCTATAGGTGGAGATTTAAAAGAGTCTACACAATCGATTAGAACAAATGCTCCATTCCAGTACGCTACTCAGAACAGAATGGTTACAGCAGATGACTATTCATCATTAGTTCTTAGAAATTTCTCTACACTTATTAAAGATATAAAATCTTTCGGAGGAGAGAATGCTCTTAAACCTGAGTTTGGGGCTGTGTTTATGTCTGTTGTCTTTGAAGATGATGTGACACTGGCAACTCAAAACACTACAAAGAATAGTATACAAGACTTAGTAGATCAATTATCAATTGTATCTTTTAGATTAAGATTCTTAGATCCGATAACAACATTTATTGAGTCTACCACATTCTTCCAGTTTAACCCTAAACTTACTACTTTGTCATTAAACACTATTACAGATTCAGTTAATACAGTGGTGAGAGATTATTTTAATTCTAACACAGGAAAGTTTAGTGAAGCATTTAGGCGTTCAAATGTACTTACTCTTATTGATGAAGTCTCGCCTGCTGTGCTTTCCTCTCGTATGGAAGTTAAAATGCAACAAAGAATTATTCCGCGCTTAGATGCGCAGAATGATTTTACTGTAAGATTCCCTGTTGCTGTACAAGCTGCAGATGATAAAAACTTTATTATAGACAGTTCCGCCTTTACTATTGATAATAAGTCAGCTAAGATAAGAAATAAACTTAATAGCACTAAACTTCAAGTTGTTACATTAGACGGTGACACTGTTATTGTAGATAATGTAGGTAACTTTAATTCTGCTACAGGAGTTATATCTTTAGTAGGATTTAAACCTTCCAGCATTATTGGAGGAGTAAACTATATTAAAATTAAAGCTATACCTGCTAATCAGAGTGCTATAGCTCCTCAGAGAGAAGATATTCTTCAATTCGATGAAGACCCATCGTTTGCATCAGCAGTAGTAGTAGAGTCAGTTTAAAATGCCTAGAGATTATACCTTAAAAGATAACTTTCGTAGAGACTATAGGTTTACTGATCATCATACAGTAGATCAAGTTCTACCAGATTATTTTAAAGCTGATTATCCTAAACTAATCAAGCTACTTGAAGCGTATAATCAATTCGAAGACTCAGATCAGTCTCCTGCTAGATTAGTACATGATATTATTACAGCAAGAGATATTACAGCTAATGACTTATCTTTGTTATCTTTTATAGAAGATGAGCTACTACTAGGTCAATCTTACTTTGAAGGATTTGATAATAAGAGAGCAGCTGCTAAGTTCTCTAATAATCTTTATAGGTCAAAGGGTACTCTATATTCTATACAGCAATTCTTTAGAACGTTCTTTGGTGTAACTCCAGATGTAAGATATACAAAAGAAGATAGATTTATGATAGGGGAAGATACATCACGTATTGGCCCTGAGTCACAAAAGTTCTTAACTGATGATAAGCTATATCAAGTGTTTGCTATTTTAATTAAAGCTGATATTCCTGTATCTCAATGGAAAGAAGCTTATAAATTATTTGTTCATCCAGCTGGAATGTATTTTGGAGGACAAGTTCTCCTAGAAGCTGTAGGTAGCTTACAATTTGGTATCATGCCAGACTTCGAAGGTATATCCTTTAACCCAGTTGTACAAGGTGAAGCTTCTCTTGGAACTGCTTTACAGTCTACAGATATTACTGGTGAAGTAGATTCAGATGGTAGAGGAACTTATGGTAAACTAAGAATAGGTCTACCAGAAGCAATCGAAGCTATTCAAGATATCTCACTTGCAGAAATCGATCGCAACTACGATACTATTAGAGAGCTTATCAGTACTACTAGCCCAACACTTGATGAAGATTCTGCTGGTACAGATGGTAGAGTTCAGAGATTCAGCCAGGATCGTTCAGTATTCGATACTATGGATGAAGTTAAATATACCTACTATGATTCAGATTCAGCATAATAACCATTATAAATAAAACTAACCACAGATACGGACTTAGCAATGGCAAGACAAAACATTAATAAAGGCACTTTAGCCAATGATGGTACAGGCGATACGCTCAGGATCGCTGCCGGGAAGATAAATGATAACTTTGGCGAGTTATATAACATACTTGGTGGTGACAGTGATCAGCTTACCATTAAGATGTCTTTATCAGATAATGGACTAATCTATAACGGTATTACATATAATACCACATTAGGATTCACTGAAGGATCTGCAGCAGTATCAATCACTCTTCCTGGTGAAAGCGGTACAGTAGCTCTAGTAGGTGGTACTCAAACCCTAGCTAATAAAACACTAGTAGATCCATTATTAACATTACCTCAAATTAATGATACCAGTTCAGATCATCAATATGTGTTTGCAGTAGGTGAACTGGCTGCAGATAGAACAATCACATTGCCGCTACTTACAACAAACGATGAGTTTACATTTAACGCTCATACCCAGACTTTAACTAATAAGACTCTTACTACACCTACTATAACTACTCCTACTATTACTGGTCATATTAATGATACAAATAATGCAGAGATTATAGAGATGGATCCTATAACAAGTGCTGTTAATCATATTAAGATTTCAAACGCTGCAACCTCTGGTATTCCACAGCTTGCTGGGCACGGTAATGATACTAACATAGGATTAGGTCTTACCGGAAAAGGTAATGGTCTTGTACATATACAATCAGGTATAAGATACAAGCCGGAAACAATAGATGATGATGCAGTTATAAGTCCTACAACAGCTCTTACTATATTTGAAGCAGGTGGAGCAATTAATTGTACACTAGCTAATGCTAATTATATTGGTGAGACAAAAACATTAGCTAATATTGGTACAGGAATAGTTACCATCACTCCAGCAACATTTAAAAACGGAACTACATTACATCTTAGAGCAAATGCTTTAGTGAATATTATGTGGGTTGATAACACATTCGGTTGGTTATTAATGTCAGAAAAAACATACGCTTCTAGTGACGCAGCAGCACTAGTATACGTAGCATAACATAAGAGATATAAAATGCCAGCAATTATTACAGATAGATTTAAAAAAGAGATTCTTTTAAGCCTTCAAAAGGATATTGATAGTGCCGCTAACAATTACTATGTTAGTGTGGGTAGACCTGTTGATTGGGATAGTGCTGATGCTGCACCTACCCCAACTAACACTATTAGGACTATTCGAGACGCTCAATATAATATGACTGCAATTAAGAATGTTGAAGCACACTCATTTGTTATCCCTAGATATAGTTGGTCTTTAGGAGCAATATATCAAGGATATAATGATAACTCAGTAGGTCATCCTACTAATAGCTTTTATGTTATTACAGATGAAAATAACGTCTATGTTTGTCTAGAAGGTGGTAAAGCTGCTACCGGTCAATCAGTTACATCTACTGTGAAGCCTTCAGGTACATCTACAACTTCTTTTGAAACAGCTGATGGTTATGTGTGGAAGTTCTTATACTCAGTTGGTGCTTTGAGAGCATCACAATTCTTATCAGCTAACTTTATGCCTGTAACTAAGTTTGGTGCATTTGATTCAGATGATCCTGCAGACCATGTTGAACAAGTAGGTATTCAAAATGCTGCTGTTGCTGGGCAGATTACAGGGTATGAAGTTATTAATGGTGGCTCAGGATATACTACTGCTCCTATCGTAACAGTAGTAGGTAATGGTACAAGAGCATCAGCATCAGCAACAATAAACGGTGGTGCAGTAACTAAGGTTGTAGTGAAAGATTCTGACGGTGATAAAGCTCATGGGTCTCTATACACTTATGCTCACATTGAGTTCTCAGGCGGTTCTGGTACAGGAGCTAAAGGCAGACCTATTATTAGCCCGGCAGCTGGATTTGGTGCTGATCCAAGAGATGATCTTAAAGCAACAGCGATGATGTTTACAGCTAAACCAGCTGGCACAGAAGGATCTAATTGGGTAGTAGGTAATGACTTTAGACAAGTTGCGCTTATTAAAAATATAGAGTTACCAAACTCTAACACTTTTTATACTGGAGTTACAGGTAATGCTCTAAGACGTATGGAATTTGCTAATATTACTTCAGGATTCTTTACAGATAAAACGTTGACAGGTGTTATTTCAGGTGCCAAGGCGTATGTTGTAAAGGCTGACACAGATACAGTATGGTATATTCAAGATTCAGATACACAATTTGGTGCATTTGAAGAAGGTGAAACAATACAAGATAACGCAGGTGGTTCAGGTATCTTAGAAGCGACTGGGGATGATGGAGAT